TACTCTTTGGGGTCTTCTTTCGCAGATAAATACTTATATCTAACGTCCTCATAAAAATCAAGGACACGCTTCGCTAGACCTGTATTTTTCTTGCGAAAGAAAACACCAGAATGCGGCATACTTACTCTTTTCCAAAAGGTTCACGAATACCATCAGGGTTATCTATTGTTTCCTTAGAAGCCTTTGGCTTTTCTAATTTAACAGTCTCACCCTTTGGGTCATCGGCTTCAAACGCTTGGTTTGATAACATTGCAATAACCTCAGTAGTTTTATCTTCTGCGGCTTTAATTACTTCTGCCAATTTTTCTTCTTTCGTCACCTTTCGTGGAAATCCATCATCCATTAATAACCACCTTCTATCCTTGCTACCATTTCATTAATTTCGCTCCAATCCATCTTTGCGATATTATCTCCATCTACTCCCACATTAGCAACTGTGGGTACTGGAGTATTAGCCGTTACAAAACCAGACTTCATTAAAATGTTGTCTTTGTTATATACGGCCTTTTCCAATTCATTCACCTTACTTACTATCTCTTTCAAGAGTAGTATCATTTCGTTGTCTTCACTCATCTTTTTCATCTCCTAAGTCGCCTTTACTTTTGGGATATACCATCCCTCGTAATTGACGATATAGAATTTCATAGTCTTTTCGCATCTCTGATGCAGCAGCCACTAAAGCCAAATTTGTTTCAGAAAATTTTTCCATTTTCTTTTTCTCAGACTTCTTTGTGCCTAATCCATCTAACTCTGATATTAAATCTCCTAGTTTAGTAAAGTCTTGTCCCATGTATTCCGAAGGTTGCACAGACTGTAACAACTTTTTTATCTTCTTTTTCTTTTTACTATCAACCTTTTCTAACAAAGGGCTATCTGCTTTTCTAATTATGTCTTCCCAACTCATCTTCCCAACTCCTCTAATTTTCGTTCTGCTCTATCTATAACTTCTTGAATCTTTTCTTTTTCATCATCTTCTGCTGTTTCTAATTGTTCTTTTGCATTCTCAATTTCTTCTCTTACTTTATCCTTATGTCTTTCTCTTAAAGCCTCAATATTTGGAAGAGGGTCATATTCTGTTTTATAACCTGTTGCGGAATGGGGGTCTTTAACTTGCCTTTGTGAATGTGTTCTTTCTGTAGTGGTTTCTCTTTGTGTTTTTCTGCCCTCTTCTGATTCGGCTAGTGCTTCTCTTTCTTCAGCGTAGCGTTGGGCTTCCCATTCTTTTTCGGCTTCTGATTTAGGAGCATTAATCTCTTCACGCTCTTCTTTATCTCTTTTCCTTCGCTCCTCTTCATTTGCCTCTCTTTCTTGAACATTTCTATCAGCCTGTTCCTTGTAGGTACTGTATTCTTTAATATCTTGATTTATTTCTTTGTATTGTTCCATTATTTTAAGGACTTGTGGTAATTGTAATTCTTGTGTTTCCCCGGTTTTAGTATTTATTAACTCAGATAAAGTTCTAATAGCCTTAGATAAATTAAGAATCTTTTTATAAATTTCTTCCAATTCTTCTACAAATTTAATTATTTGTTCTCCTCTAAATTCATGGAAATCTTCTTCTTCTTGTTCCTCTTTATCTAGTTCATCCCAATTATAATTAATTGCTTCATCTAAGGCTTGAATACTCCACTCTTCTTCATCATCTTCTTCAAGGAGAAAATCATCAATTATTTCTTCCCAGTCTTCTCTAATTAAACCATTTAATTTTGTTATTAACTTAGATAAATCGTTATGTGATGTATTACTACTATATTTATATGTCTCAGATAGTATGCTTTTTTCTATTTGAACCAGAGTTTGTTTTTTTCCTTTTTTCCCTTCAATTCTTGCTACTACAGCCGCTAATTGTTTTGGATTAGGTAATATTTTATCAAATTCTGCTTTAACATATCTTTCAAATTTGTAATAAAGAGAAGACTTTCTTTTCTTAAGACCATCATGTTCTATTAATTTGTTTACAATAAGAGGGTGAACTTGTTTTACTTCTTCCTTGAACATACTATTATTTAATTTTACCAAAAATCTATCATCCAATACTTTCTTTTCTTTTAAAGCATCTCTATCAAAATCAGTTACATTC